GCCTTTTCGAGAGTAATAGTACCACCTGACTGAGAAATCTGGTTAGCTAACTCTGTGTTGTTAAGAGTTACTTTTTGTGGAGTATTGATAACAGAAATTGGCTGATCCTGTGAAGAGAAAAAGGCTCCGTAATATCCAGTAGCACCTCCTGCTCCAGCAGGGCCTTGAGGACCGGTAGCACCAATAATATTTGTTTCAGTACCGTCGGACCTTTTAACATATATGTTATCGTCTGTCTTGGCATATAATGTGGTATAGCCAGCTCCTGGAGTAGCTGCCGTTGCCCCTTGTTGTATTTTTAAAGATCCGCTCATTTTTTACTGTCTTTATTAGATATGTCGGAAGCATCTTTCGCATTCCGATCTTTCATATTTCGTAGTTCGGTTTTTATTCTTAAAACAGTCCACACTACAGTAGATATACCTACCAGAATTTTTACTATCATTTCAATAGTGGTAAAGTTAATGACCAGGAATGCTCCGTAATTGGCCATTAAGGTTTTATCGGTTAAAATCGTCGCTATAGATTCTAAGGTAAGTTTCATATTTTAAGAAGGCATATTGTCATAGAAACTCCAATCTATCGTACCACCTTTGAGATAGATTCTCTTGTGCCATGGAATAGAATAGTCTGGAAGTATCGTTGTCATATCTCCAGAGGTAGGAGACGCAAGTTCTGGAACATCGTTTTGATATTCCATCATATAATTACGAAGCTGTGTCATAAACCAATCTCCTTCAGAAGAATATCTTTCTTGGAGGAACTGGACAGTAGTTAAATCTACAGGTGCTCCAGTCTCGTTGGTTTGGGTAATTACCCCTTGAGATGAGATCTTATAGTTTAACCTCGGTAACACATCTGCGGTCACATAGGAAATCAGGCCTGGCTGAATAAACTGGGTGAGCATAGCTAAGTAGTGCTCATTCCCAGAAGCAGAAATAGTACCAGCAGTAATAAGATCCGCTATTTTGTTGTAAAGATCTGTTCCCACCTGGGGTAAGACCTTAGCTTGCTGCATTTGATAAATCGAATTAGCAATAGGCTTAGAAAAGGTAGACGTTAAGATGTCCGACCTATCTACTAAATTACTCTCCGATATGAATAGGACTATGTTCATACTTGTGGTTGATTTGTTTCTTCAAGATCTCTGGTTGCAACCTCAGCATCCGTGGGATCTTGAATTTCTTCAGTGATACTTTCTTCCGAAACAACCATTGGGTCATATCCAATCAATTCTCTCATTTCGTCTTGGGTTAGTACTTTTTCCAAAATGCTTTCGTTGAATCTAAATGCTACTGGTGATGAATCCCTAAATTCAAGTTCTGTTCCGAATAGTTTATAGAAGATTTCGCTGAACATTAATTGGACTGGCTTAATGGTAGTGTTTAGGAATAGTTCGTATGCGTCCATTAGCTCTGCGCGTCCTCCGAGTTGACCAGCGGTCTTAACCCCGAAAAGCATTGGGGAAACTACCTGTTGGGAGGTTAAGATCATATCTCTGGTCATTTCAGCAAGTGCTAAATACCTTTCGTCGTTATCGTTGTTGGAGATAGGTTCTAACTTAACAGACTCCGAACCGTCAGGAGCAAATACTAAGAATATTTCACCAGCTCCACGAGATCCACCGTATTGTCTTTTAATCTCTTTCCAGATGTAGTCCCTTTCTTCCTGTGATTCAGGTACTGGGCCCGACAAAATAACGGACATAGAAGGACTGAAAGAGTTTTGTGCATTGTTAACATGAAAGTTCTGTAGCGTGTAATCCAGCACGATCCAACCAACTCCCGAAATGTACTCGGGTTTAGGATAAATGTTGGTGCCTTGTGCATATCCTCTCCAAACAAACAACTGAGATCCAACTGGTTTTTCTGGGTTGTAAGCTGGGAAGCTAACTGCTTTGTTGTAGGCTTTTCTTGTATCTCCCCAATCGTTAGAGTACCAATACTCTTCTACTTTACCGAATGCATTGGGTCTACCGTATCTAATTTTGGTAACATCTACGTGTTCTGCGTGTGCTATAGATTGTCCGTCCCTGGACCACACCACGTTAATGGCAAAGGTATTCATAAGGAAATAATCGCTAAGCATCTTAACGAGTTCATAGTCTAAGTTGCCTTTGAACATTGGGTAAGATTCTGGATTCTGTACTCCCTCTCCCATAGTGTAGGAAACCTTTCTTTCTAAAATAGCTGCATGAATTGGAGATCTATCCTTAAGCTCTATTAAGAAGTTCGGATAGAGATTGTCATTACCCCAATAAACCCATTCTTTTCCGTTGATTATATTTTCGGAATAAGAAGGTATTCTTAACTCTTCGCCGGCTATAGACCGGAACATGATATTTGGTTTATTATCCTTCATAGACTATGTATGTTGGTTGTATTGTTGGGACTGTAGTAGTAAAGTTAGTTGTTCCCTCTACTCTTGCTCTCCCTTGCCATATGATTGTATCTTGTAGATCAGCTAAAAGAAGCAAAGCATCAAACGTAAGTTCAGCTTCTAAAAGTAGTGGATCACACCCGGAATCTACATCTGAAGAAATGGTTACATCCGATGTTATCTCACAGTTTGGAAAAATAATATCGGGTAGTCCTTCTAAGACTGCAACCTTATAATCCGATGAAGGTAAAGTAGAAGGATTTACAGCAAATGTGTAGACTCCTCCTTTGACCGAAGCGTTTATTGTAAAGGAATATGCCTTATTTCCCTCTTCAATCCTATATAACACCATACTAAGTGGTGCCCCATTTGGGGTAAACTTATCCCCTAACCGTAGTCTAACCGTTTGGGATGAAAGGGTATTGTCCAGGATTATCATATACTACTAAATATAGAATTGGTCGAAAACGCTAAGTATAAAAAAAGGGGAAACCGAAGTCTCCCCTTTCTATATTTGAAAGCCTAATAATTAGGCGAGGGTAGAGTTAATTAGATCAGTCCATGAGCTGGAAGCTACAAAGGCTGCGTCTAATGTCTTTGGAGGAGTCTGTTGAATTCCTCTAAACTCAAGGGTGAATCCGTTAAGATCGCCGGCGGCTTGGCCAGACTGACCAGATCCTCCGTTGATATCCATACCGCCGCTTTCGCCGAGGTATACGTATTCTCCAGATTTCAACTTAGCAACAATTACTAAGTTATTTTCTCCCAAGGTTTGTGCGATGTAACGTAGTGATGCATCGTAGTTAGCAAACTGCATAGTCGCGATCATCTCGTAGAATAGAGATGAGTTTTGAATATTAGCTGTTGGCGTAAACGTGATCGAAGATGTTTCTTGCACTTGGGGGTATTGATAAAATACTCCCGTCGCTCCCGCCGTAATCGAATTGATTGCGAGAGTTTCTGCAGATCCAGTGGTGCCTACTGCTGTAACATTGTCGGAATTGGCGACGTAAAAAGTCTCGATTCCGCCAATGCCTTTACAAGCACCAACTGATCTACCGGTCGTTAATTGTGAACATACTGCCATGATATTTCAGTTTTTTTTAGTGCCTTTAGGCTTAGAAGTTAGTTACGAAGTACTGTGGGTAAACTACGGCTGTACCAAGTTTCGCACGGAAAATAAATCTAACGGCGTCTTCGGCGTCTGCGTAGAACAACTTAAACGTCGAGTAATCCGACACCAAGTCAGTTCCCCAAAACAGTAGTTGAGCAGGTCCAAGTACGACGGCATCGTTGCTGTTTACGGCGTAACCAGATTGAGTGCCTGAGTTAGCAAGACCATAAGTTCTAACAACTCTTACATTCGAGAATGGGTACATGAACGTTCCATCGATAGTTACAGAAGGATCGATCCAGTAGTTGTTTAGAGTCTTCAGTGCAGAAACCAAAGTTCTGTACATTGCTGGTGACAACCAAAGAACCAAGTCGTCTCTGTCAAGAACGTCTACGTTCAAAGCAGCAATCATAGAATCAAGAGTTGCTACGATGTTAGAAGCGTTGAAAGCAGTACCAGCGGTAGCACCTGAAGGAACTACGCGAGTTGCTTCTGAAGCCAAGGTCTTGATGAAACCATCAGCGAAAGCCAAGTTACCAGCTCCGGTAGCACCAGAGGTAGAACCTTGCCAAGAAAGTTGAGCAACGATCTTAGAGATCTTCTCAGCTTTTTCATTCGCGATATAAGATTCAAATGGTATGCCCTCTTGGATTGAACCAGGAGTCATTGCTACTTGGATCCACTTTTGTTCCAAAGCGTATGGGTCCAATTGCTCATTAATTTTGAATTTGTCTACGGCGAGTGTAACGGCGTCGAAATCTGTGCTTGATGCACCGGCGGCAAAGCCAGCTGATCCAGCTTGAAGTGCCATATTAGAGTCGAGTGTGTTGATGTTCTCGGCGCTCTTAATGCCAGGCATAATAGAGACGTAGTTAGCAGTAGGATCTGACATCAAAGACTGAGAAAGCAAGTTCTCGTTCGTCTGATTTACATAGTCAGAAAGGGCTGTTACGTCGAAATTGAATTGTAAATCCTTTTTCATGATTTGTATTAGCTATTTTTAAGTTTTTTAATAAATTGTGTTCTGTAGTCTAACAGAGATGCTGCTTTTTCTTCAGTTGAGAAAGCAGTCTTAGAGATAGGTGTTCCTGAAGGTTCTTTCTTAAGTTTGTCAATGTCTGAGCTGAAAGACTTTTGGGTCTTCGCCATTTCCAAAAGGATTTCTTCCATTTTGTCAAGACGCTTTTTCATCTCTTCATTTCCTCCTGCTACCGATTCCACTTTATCTTCTACGATTGAGATAACTTGTTCGATGATAGCTTGAGCTTCTCCTTCTGAGACACCGGCTTCTGAAGCTACTTCTTCTTTAGCTTCTTCCACGATTTCTTCTCTAACTGCACCAACTTCTGCTGCTGCATCTTCGGACATATCTTGTTCTGTCTCTGCGGTTGGACTGTCAGCAACTTTAACATCGTCAATAACGCCTTGTTCGTTAACGACGATAGTGGTACCTGCAGGCTCAGCTAATTCGTGACTACCGGCTGGAGCTGCACTGCGCTCACCAGATTCGGCATCTACGACATAAGCAAGAGATCCTGGTCCCAAGTCTCCTTCAATCTCAACTTTAGTTCCATCAACAAGATCGTACATTGCGAACTTCAACTCATGGTTGAAGACGATCTTTTTAATTGTGTCAAGTAAAGTCATGTTTATAGTGTAAATTATTTTTGAGTTTACATTAGTAAATATATTCCGTGTAAAAACGCTAATTTTTTAGCTTTCACGGATATCTCTAACCCGAGAGGGTAGAATCCATTGTAGGTTTTCTTCGGGTCCCATATACAGACCAATTCGTTTTACCGGTCCTTCTACTGATTCGATGGAAACTACTTTGTACCAATCGCCATCTTGTTCTAATTGAACTTCTTTATTTAGAAACGCCCAGACATTAGCCCATCTGGATTTTTTGTTTTCGCAAGATCTACAAGCCATTATAGTTCTACGTTTTTAAGTATTGAGTCTGCTTTTCTACCGACGTATTCTCCTGTCGGTTCCCAATTGCCTTCGGCATTCTGTTCATAGATTTCGATGATGTATCCTGGATCCTCTGGGGTTCCATTAACCTCGAAGTCTCTACCTGGTACCTTCTTAGATCCCTCCCTGACTATCTCCCGTATTCTACCACGGGGATTTTGGTCTGCTGTAGACCAGCTAACTGCATTTCCAACTTGTAGATCTTCTACGGCGGCGAAGTCTGATGAACCTTGCCATTCAGAAATACAAACTGCATATCGTTGGTCTTGGTCTGGGAATTCACCTTGGAGTGCTGACATGCACCTTCCGATGTAATCGTCTTTAGATTCACCTGGACTTACTTCTACGAAATAATCTTTTTCTCTGTTTAGTTGCTTGATCTTTCTTTGTGCCCACTCTATGCCTTCCGTTCCACCCCAAATCAGCCAAGCGACGTAACCGTTGTCTGTCCAAGGCTTACCTTTCTTGTCAGCGTCGATTCTGGAATTAGATCTGTGTCTTTCAAATGCTGCCATACGACCTATGGTCTCTTCAGAGATGGGAAGTCTCTTAGCCAACTGGTTTGCTCTGGTCCAACCGATACGTGTACCAGCCTTAACCTCATTCGGATATTTCTCTCTCCACTCTAAAGCTTTGCGAGCATTTTCCGAAGCAGCCTGTGGATAGTCTACATAAGATCTGTATCCTTCTGAGATCAGATCTCCTGTGGCACCTGGATCGACGTAGTCTGGTAGATCGCTAACATCTACGTCCATATTAAGAAGGGCGAGTTCATATTCGTCATGAGTTTCACCAGGCATGTAATAAGTCTTGCCTTCCTCAGTGTGTGAATGTATCCTGCCCTCCAGACCTAATTCTTTAGATCTGGCAACCGCATCGCTGGAATTCTCGTACTGATCAGCTCGAAGTTCTTCCAACAGGAAAATCAATGCGTCCATTTCTCTCTTTTCCTGTTCGCTTAGTCCCTTATAGACTTTGCGATAACGCCTACGGATGTCTGTATATTTTCTCTTGTGTCTTGCAAACGATACTGATTCTAAGTTTTCGGGGCCGAACATGAAAGCACCTTCAACTGAAAAACCGTTTAATTCACCAGATTTAATTCTATTCCAAGTGTCAATGTCGTCTACCTTCATAGACACGAACCAAGTTCCAACGGGTAGATCCTTGTAACCATAGTCGGTGGATTTATCGTTGTCTGATTCTTTGATCCAAGACTCCATTACGTGTAGTTTGTCGGAGTACATGGGTACGTGGTTGACATTATTCTTAGAAGCTTTGTCCTTCTTTAGAAATAAGTCGGCAGCGATCTTAATGGTCTCTGGGGAGAAGTAAACGAAATAAACATCTCCATTCTCATCTGTCCTTGGGATACGCTGGTTGGGGATCATAGCTGGACCCAGAACTGTCATCTGGTCATCATTGAAAATTAACCTCATAGGCTTATCCTCGCTGAATGCTATGAAACCTCTTTCGATTGCTGGTTTATCTACTATCGAAACTGAGTCCAAGAAAGCTTCCGCTTCCTCGTCTAATAGTAGTTCTATAACCTTAAAAAATCGTTTCATGTTCTATTTATCTTTTTTATAGTTGTGCTCTTCTTGAGATGTATTCCTCGGTTCTGTTTACCTCATCAAGTTCTGATGTTACTACATAGGCTTTAACCGGTTGGCTTCTTAGAGATTCTATCTCTCCACGAAGTTCGTTCAGAACTGCAGTCAAGCTGCTGTTTTGGGATCCGGTTGAATTGATCTCTTCGAGTAGCGGTAGGTTGTTAGCGGTGGAAGCGGCGTTGACTACAAACTCTCCATTAGATAGTCTGGCTGGAACAGAATCCGAAGTACCAGATCCAGGTCCAGAAACGAATCCACCTTCTGCGAATCCGAGTGAACCAAGCTGGGCATTGATGGCAGCTTGCTGAGCTGCATAAGATCCGATGGCTGCTGCCAAGGTGGCTGCAATTGGTGCTATAAGTGCGAGTGAAGCACCGAATGTTAGTGGTGCCTGAGCAGTTGCTGCTGAAATACCGATTGCTGCATCTGAGATTGCTTGTGCTATCCCAATAGCAAGACTTGCCTTTGCCTGTTTGCTTTGCAGGATTAGTCCTTCTTTAGCTGCTTTCTTTTCTAACCTTTCTCTTTCCTGTGCTATCTTCTTTTCTTCAGCAAGTCTTTGTTCCTCCAACTGTGCTATAGCATTTTCTCTTGCCTTAGCAGACAGGACTGTAGATTTGTCTATCTGTTGCTGTTTAGTATCGAATCTTGTTTGTGCAGCTTCGAGCTGACTATCAAGACTGGCTAAATCTTGTTGAAGTCTTATATTTAATAGTTCTTCCTGAGAAGCATAGTATTGGATTGCTACGTCTAAAGCTCCAACAATAATATCGGTGATGCCTTGAACGTAATTAGCAAAATCCTCTGCTTTTTTCTCCTGGATCTCTTTTGTTTCGTCTGCAGCCTTTTCCTCTGCTTCTAAAGTAGCCTCAATCCTGTCGTTTTCGATTTCCAATTTTTGGGTTTCGAAATCTCGTGTAGCTATAACAAGATCCTTATCGATTTTTTCTAACTCCTCATTCAGTTCTTTTCTTCTGTCTATCGAGGCTTCATCTGTTCTGCCTTGTAAGGTTTCAAGTTCAGAGTCGATTGCAGCTTTATTTTTTATGGCTAAATTTTTAGTTGCATTAAACTCCGATTCAGCAGCATCCAGTCTTGCATCTAAAATTTTCTGATCGAATTCGGCTTCGGTAATTTGATTCTTTAGAAGCTGTGCTCTTAATAGCTGTTCTTCTTGAGAATAAAAAGATGCTGTCTGGGCTAAGATCCTATCGTATAACTCATCATATCCATCTTGTGCCTCGTCAATAATATCCTTTAGTTGATCTACGAATTCTTTAGCATCTTCTCCGTATAGTTGCCTTAGATCGTCGTTGAGTTTTTTACGAGAAGCGGCAATAGCTTTTGTTGTAGCATCGCTAAATTCCCTCTTTTGTTTTTCTGTTATATCGGTAGCCTTAAGGACTTCTTGAAGTCTATTGTTTAGATCTTCTATTTCATTTTTACCATCTTGCTCTCTTAATCTTATCTTTTCTTCGTATCCCTCTGTCGATGCTTCGATTTCATCTGTGGTAGCTTTACGAACCAGAGAAAGAATTTCCTTTGAGATATCCTGGATTTGTTTTTTAGCGGTGTTCTTATCTTTGCCCTTTCCATAAAGAATTCCGTCAAGAATACCCTGATTTTCGCTCAGTGTTTTTTCAAATCTTTCTAATAGGATATCGATTTGTTTTTGGGTATCTTCTACAGCACCATTAAAGTTTTCAGCAGTTGTTTGTGCTTGCTTAATCGTGTAAACCCATTGATTACCGAAAGAAAGAATAAGGTTTCCAGTGGTTTGCCAGAATGATGGTGCTGAGGCAGAAACATCTGTCTGGATTGCTAACAAATCAGAATAAGCATTAGAAAGTGCCTGGAATAAAACCTGCTGTTCCAAAAGCTTTGGCAAAACAGCAATGTAAGCCTCTACTGAATTTACACCAGCATCTATAATTCTATTAACATCATCTTGTGCAATTCCGGAATTAATTAAGGCTTCTCTTACGGTTTCCTCCGCCTCCGCCCTTTGTTCAGCAGTGAGAATTCCTTGTCTTAAAGCAGATTGGTAAGCTACTACTTTTTGAGTTGCATCATCGAAAGAACCAACAGCTGAATCTACTATAGAGCCAATGTCTTCTATGGCTGTTCCGTATTGAGCAACCGTAATAGACTCTTTAAAGCTTTCTGTTAGAGAATCAATAGCTAAGTATAGAGCAACTATAGCAGCAGTTACTATAAAAATAATTCCGCCTGGACTTCCTAAGAATTTCAGAGCTTTACTAAGAACGTTAGTTGATTTTGCTGCTGCAGTATTTGCTACTGTTGCTCCAAGAACTGCCTCGTCGTATTGGACTATAGAACCAGTTGCTGCATCGTAAACTAAAACTTGTTCCAAAGTTTCTACGTTAGTTGCAATTATCTGTCCGTTTAGTGCTTTAAGTTCTAAGTTGGTCTGCCCAATTGTTAAATCATATTTCGCTGCTGCGTCTGTATTAACGGTAAAAGCAATCCCAGCTTCGGTAAGAGCAGCAGTCAAAGCTTGTTCAGCACCAGCTGCTGTGGTAACAGCAGCCTGTCGTTTTAAGGATTCTTGAAAAGCAGCTTGAGTAGCTACTGTATTTTCTACAATTGCAGCAGTATTAGTTAAAGTAAAAATCGTAGCTATTGCTTCAGCTGCTTGAACAATACCAAATGATGCTGCCAGTCTTTGTTGGGCTTCGGCTAATGCTTCTGTATCGTCCTCAGCATCTACGAAGAGAACTGAAAGAGCAGTGATACCAGCTGCCAAACCACCAAGGATCTTAGAGGCATTACCAACAGCTGCACCAATATCGAATCTCTGTAAAGAGGAATTAGCATTATCAAGTTGGGTTTGGACACCTTTTATTTCATTGGACAACTTCTTAAATTCTGTTGAACCAATGGATGTCTTTTTAAGCTCCGATTGGAGTTTCTGTAATTTCGATTCTAATCCGTTTATCGAATTATCATTAACGACTATGTCTATTCTTGCTTCTGCCATGGTATTAAGTTGATGGTGGTACCGGGTCGCTCGGGTAAGACGGTATCGAGTTGTCTACATCAAAGTCAAAGTACAATGGGTTGAACGTGTATAGTTCTATGGTTGAAAGTCCATTGTTCGTTGCACTAACTTGGATGTTGTTCACGATATAGTATTGCCCGTCTCCATTCAGATCCAAGAAGATTGGGTTTCTGAATTGGAATAGACCAAGGTCTCTATTTGTAAGATATGCTTTTACTTTATAAATCTTAGTATCCGATTGGTTGTTCAGGTAGTTCTCCCAGTAGTTATTGTACATCGTTGCCTGAAGGTCGTTGTTGTAACCAGAGGGGGTGTACGAACTTTCAGAAGCTGAACCCGGTAGACCGGTATAAAGTAGAATATCTGATTTGTTGCTTGAAGTTGCTGTAAAGGATTTCACAGGGGTAACGACGTGAGCCGCTGCTGTGCCTCCTGGTTCTATAAGTACTTGACTGGCAGTCCTCGTAGAAATTGGGGCGTATACGCTGGTCCCAGAACCATACAGAGGCTTCCTTTCCGGGAAGTTGACAAACCCATAGTTGTAAGCTATAAACATTTTGGATTTGTCGGTCTGTTGTCTACCGTTATCGTCTTTAGGATACAGACTGAGAACTGGGACATTGACGTAATACGTGTTGGACCCAACGGTAAGAGGGAATTTAATATTCTGGTTGTTGTATTGGAGAATATCGAATCCCCCAGAGGTAGTTAATTTCCAGTACTTAGCATAGTATAGAGTCGGGGCAGAGAATGGTGTTTCTATGTTTAGATCTCCTTCCCCGTAATTGTTGATGATCTTAAGAGATCCATATGGCAACTTCTCTGTATTGTTTTCTTGGTTCTGGAAATTCACATCCAACCAGTTGCCCGATTCAGTGAACTTCAAGTACACATTCTTGGGCGGGGTAAAGTTTGAAACAACCCTATCGTCGAATAGATTTACCTTGCTCGACCAATCTTGGATTTCCCCGTTAGTAAAGAAGTCATCCCGAGGATCTAAGATCATCTTACGCTCGTTCGGGTTGATCTGAACGAATAGGTTGAAGTGCTTAACCAGGGCGTTAAAGAATTCCTTACACGAAATATCCGGTACTGTCTGAGACCAGTTTGGATATAGGTTAGAAATGTCCTCTATGACAAAATCACAGAAAGGCTGGTATAGTCTTTCGTTAGTTGGAAAAGCAGGACAGAAAGCTCCTACTGGAGCATTGTAGTAATCAGAAGCATCTGCTCTCATGTACAATGACCATTCCTCGTTTTCTCCAATCGTAGTGACCGTGAGAGTTAGCGGGGTAGAAAAGTAATCTTCCCTATATTCCCATTTACAGTGAGTGCTACCGAGTTTAGTGTACGTACCCTTGTTTTGATCGGAAATCGGATTACGAGGTCCGCCATGAATAGAAGCTGAAACTGTAAGACCTCGATCTGGGTTGTTAAAGTAGATAATTGAGTCTGAAGCTAAGAGCGGATATGTGGCGTGAGGATAAGTGTTAGGATTACCTAAACCACAACCAGATGTACAAGGACCAAGAGTTTGATCCCAACCGAATAGTACACCGGGCCAAGCTTTAATCTGTATCTTCCAGGTACCTGGAGTAGGAAATCTAAATACACCGTTGCCTTGGTATACCCCATATAGGTCTTCACATCGACCCGAGTCGAATGTCAGAGCAGCGGGTACTTCTTCGTAGTTGTAATCCCCGTCCAATACATTGGTGGCGAACGAACTACCGTTAGCGTCTGGAAAGTACTGAGAACTCGTTCCATCTCTGCTTATGACAGGACCTGGGTTTATCGAGGTCATCTTCATAAACATGTTAGAGGAGATCTTGCTCCTATCATAGTACAGAAGTAGCATCTGTCTAAAATCGACAGAGTTGAAAAACTCAGACTCATAGGAATATCCAGCAAGACTAAACATCTTGTCCACCAGGGACTTCAGGTATTGATAAGGTAGAACATTGTAACCAAATCTTAGTCCACATTGTCTTTCGTCAGATGGAGCTGTACCTGAATCTTGCCAGATGGTAGTAAGCTCTGAAGGATTGAATCCAAGATATGGGTAAGAGCCAGTTGCCGCGTTGATCAATGGGGCGTCTTGAAATCCCCAATCGGGATATGCCCAGGTAAATCCCTTATAAGAACCAGCACCACCAATAGACCAGGTTGCATCAGCATCTGTGTTTGCCATGGCCTCCGAAAAATTAGATGGATTGCCACTGATCAAAGGGTATTGTCCGGCAAAGTTTAATTCGTCCAGCTGCACTTGGTCCCAGAGATCTAATAGGGAGGATTCAGAGGCCAGGAAGAAGACCTGATAAGAAACGATACCACCATTCGAAGTTGTGGCGTCGAGAATTTCTAAGGTTCCAGTAAAAGCAAGTACACCATCGACGAGTAGATAGGCGTTTCTGAAAGTTACATCATACTCTTGGTTTGCTGTATCAGCAAAGGTGGTACCAACTCTCCAAGCATCGTCGACCAATGGGTTGTAAGCGTACCCCATCGCCAGATTATTTCTTGCGGTTCCAGGAATGTAGAACGACTTAGAAAACGAGGTCAACTTAGAGTTCGGATCCTTAACCTCGGCGATCTGATATTTTAGCTCTATCTTTTCGTCTGGGTATAGGTCCAGAGTAAATCCCTGCTGGTTGTCAATACGCTTTAATGACCCAACAGTAGTATTACCTGATGAGGATGGAACGTAATTAAATACCTTTGTTCCTGTTTCTATGAGCAGTTCTATATTCATTAGACGTTCTGAGAATTTATGTTATATCCTAAACGGTAATTAAATTCTGCTATCTTTAGTTTATCTGGAGTCACCCAAGTCTGGTAAGAATTGCTATCTACAATAACTGGGATAACTGTGTTGTTATCCCGGAGTTCGTAAACCTCTGGAGAAAGTAGGAGTGATTCTAACCAAGTGATGTCCGCTTCGGTAGTGTAATTGGTGTTAACAGTTTTAGTTAACTGCATAACATTCTTGGGGTTCATAAATCCACGCTGACCGAGAGAATAGCCTTCTCCTAAAAATCTGTTAGCCTGTTGACGGTTAACGCTATACTCTTTAGTGTTCGTACAGATAAACTTAAACGAATCAAATCCACCTTTGGAGTTTAACCAGGTCAGGGTAACGTCCTCACAGTTGCCACAAATCTTACAGTCATAATCGTAGTTGATCGTCTTGGTAAAGGCGACACCAGAACCTGAATGGACAAGGCTAACAGAATAGTCTCCTGTCGCTCCAAGGGCAAGTGAACCAGTGTTAAGATAATTCATCTTAGAAGACTCGGCATCTATATTGGTTATAGAACTACCGTAGTCTATCTCCCAAGCGTATCCTCCTGGATTCACTATTTTCCATTCTGTGATTTCTGTGATTCTTGCGGTAAATGAATAACCAGCATCTACTGCAAGACCAAGTCTATCGTATCCATACCCAGATGGAACGGGGACATTTACTAATTCCCAAGCTTGTTGTCCGCCAAGATTATACTCGACAAAGACGTCAATGTACTCCCATACCCCGTTATCCGTTCTTCTACCATATAGGTGATAGCCCGAGGTCTGGGCACTATACAAAGTAGAAGTCGAGAATCTAATAGTAACCACTGCTCCTGGTTTAGCGGTAGCATATTCATTGCTTGGATCAGTGAACAGAATATTAGAATAGGAATTGACATAAGGATAAGATCCAGCGTAAACACCCGTACCTGATTGACAAGACCAAGTGAGATCGGTACCACCCGTTGAATCAGGGTTGGTAGCTTCTTGCCATACTCCGCTATAAAAACATTGGCTTTGGAAATTGTACTTATTTGCAATAGTTGCTGGTCTATTCCAAGTAAAGTTACTTGGGGTATAAGGTCCAATAAGTACGTAGAGCAAATCGTTGTTTAGTGAACATCTGGATGTAGGTCCATCTGTCAAGAAGTTAACCGATCCTCCAGGAGTAGTTCTAACTTCCCATTCTGTGTCGTCGTAATTTACCCACTCCTCATAATCAAAGATAGCTGACCAAGTTCTCTTGGTTGCTCCAGTGAGTGGAGAACCAGTTACGCCAATTCCGGAAGTGTTAATGTAGTTATACCCATAGGTGACTTGGGTAGACTGATATCCTGTTCCTGTTGCTCCACCACCTGAAGCTCCTGCTGGATCCAGTATGGTGTACATGTTGTCCTTCCAGATACCAGATGGATTAAACTTGCCTTCCCCGGTAACGGGTCGGGGTGGAACGTAGAAAGTACCAAGGGATGTACCAGTTAACCCCGGGGTAAAAGTACCACCGATGTCTGTCATCCTGATATCAAAAGAATAACGGAAAGAGTTCTCGTTATAGTCGGTTGAGTTTAGTGCTGTGACCCAATTCAGGTTATGAGCTGGAGCGAGCGTGTATGTGTATTCGGTTTTAGTCCAAGCCATGTTATAGTGTTACGTTTACGACCGCTCTTGGGAATTCCTGTTCCACATAGGTCTCGAAGTTTTCTGTTATTTGTCTTTCCAGTAGATCTGCCCCTTCTTCTGTGATTAGGAAGATAGCACGATCTATCCAGGGTTTAGCGGCTATCCCATCTCTATAGACTGCTGTTCTAATAGCATATCCACCCGGTCCTTGTCCGCCGAGATCACCACCGATCATTTTATATTGGCCGGAAAACTTATAGAAGTTACCCTCGTAACCACGTCCCGAAATACCAAACTTTGTTCCCTGTACACCAGCATCTAAGTATAGACCATAGGGTTCGAATTCGAGAACGTAACCACCTGGGGTGGCATCGACTATTAAGGTATTTCTAAGTTTCCCTGTTTGTTGACCAATGCCCGCTTCATTAATGGCCTGGATCCCAAGATCTCTTAGAATAGCTTCGAATTCATCCTTGTCTATGAAAGTGGTCATGGATTAAACGGTAGGTTGGTAGTACATGGATCGGCGAAGGTCTCTACGTCTATAGTGAGAGCGGCTCCAGCCACCATGTCTTTTAGTTTCTCTTTAAAGTATCTGTAAGAACCACCCGTGGTTACCACCCACGAATCTGGAGTAGTGTTGTAAATGAGTTTGGTGTAAACGTCATTTAATACCGAGGTGGTATCAGAAATAATGTCTTTTAAATTCGACTCATCCGGAAGCAGCAGATCCCAGGCATAGAGAATGAACCTGTATCGGATCTTGTTATCCGCTGGATAACTTGCTGAATCCGGAATGAGATAGAATGTAATTGGATTGACGACGAAGTTCACGTCAATGTCCGACAAAAACCCATACCTAACCTGATTCACCAGTTGGTGGTTCTCGGCAAGAGTTAGGATTCTATCCGTTACTTGGTATTGGGTTGTTGTTGCCATGGTCTATTATTTTTTCTTAGAAATAAAGCTCCAAGCGAATCCTATGATTGACATAGAAGCTCCGACAAGTTCTAACATTGTTTGTTCGTCCAAAAATCCTTTAGCCACACATGCACCACCGATTAGGGTTAGGCCGTGTCTAAGAAATCCGAGTAATTGTTCTGCTGTCATGATCTTATATTTATTTTTTAGTAGACTACATATCTAAATATAAATGTCCACTATTTTGATTGACGGGTCCTTGCCTCGTAATCTAATCTCTCCTTTTTACTCTTGTCAAGCAGATAGCAATAGTAGGTTAAGACCTGATCTGCCGGAAGTTCTAAGACTTCGTTTTGCTTCCAGACTTGGGAGTGCGTGACCGCTTCGAGGACGTTGTACCACCCCCAGCTTTCGAGGGTGAATTCTGCCTGGGCTTTTTGGGCAAGACTTTTTTCGCCTTGCTCTTGCTTTGTGTAGATTTGAGGATACCTGGAATTCTTGTCGTTAAGACCAGCGAAAAAAAAAGCACAAAGGAGTGGAACTGATCGGCGGACATAGACTTAAAGTCATCCTCGTTTTTTA